CATATCGAATCGCCGCAGTCTTACTGGGACCGCGCGGAAGCACGTATAAAACAAGTTTGCGAACGTACGGGCGAAAAATACACGGCCCAAATGCTGGAAGATTTTAAGGACGAAGCTATGGAGAAATTCGCCTCCAACATTACCGGAAGGCAGAACGCCGGGAAATACATGCACACGACTAAATTCTGGAATCCGGAAGCGAATAACTTTGAGGGCTGGACGGTGGAGCCGCTGGATAAGAAGATAAAGGATTATGTGGACGCCCAAATTAAGATATCAAATAAGGCGGACGCTGCCGCTACTTCCGGCTTCGGTCTTGATCCGGTACTTTCAAATCTGATTATAGAAAACAAGCTCTCTTCTGGATCGGAGAAATTATATAGTCTGAAAGTGTATAACGCTTCCGAAACGGCTATTCCGGACATGATCCTTTGTAAACCGTTACAGCAGTATATTAATGCCAATTTTCCGGGTACCACTACGAAAGTAGGGCTTTATCGTACCATAGTAGAAGCGGAACAGAACGTTTCACCCTCTAACCGTATGAAAGAAAATGCGTAGTCTGTTTTTCACACCAAAACCGGAAGATGTGCCGGAAGAACCGGTAAACGACCGGCAACCGGAAGAGAACCGGGCCAATGATAGCCCGGACAAGCATATAAAGGCCCGCCGGACGAAAAACGTTCATTTTGACCGGCGAGTAAAATCGGAGCTGCACCTGGAAGAGTGTTTGCCCTGGCATTTTGAGAAAGGGGCAGCTTATCACTGTATCAGTCATGGGGACGTTGACAGCCTTACTTATCTTCGTGTGATCGTGAAGCAACAACCGGTAGAATATGTTCTAATTTCTACCTGGTGTATGGCAATTACCGATGTTAAGGAGGTGGAGAAATGGCTGGAGAGAAAAGACATAGGGCACGCGGATTTTTATGTAGGTGAAATCTTTCAAGGTTCCTATGCGGATGTTTATTTATACTTAAAGAAGGTGGCGGAACGTTTTGGATCACGTGTCTGTATCTTCCGTAACCATGCTAAAGTAATGGCCGGTTTTGGTAATGCTTTTGATTTTGTAATAGAAAGCTCGGCCAATATAAACACCAATCCGCGCACGGAGCAGACCTGTATAACGATAGATACCGGGCTGGCCCGCTTTTATAAGGAGTTCTACGATGAAATAAATAATTTCACGAAAGATTTTGATAATTGGAAACCATATACACTAAAAAGAGATCGAGCAAATGACGAGGTTATTTAATAAAGGCGGTGACGGGGCCGGTGAAATAGTCCGTGTTCTGGGATTAATCGATAATGATCTTGATTTTACCAAGTGGGAACCTATCTTACCGCTGGGGATTCGGGATTTACAGGCTATCATCGGAACGGAACCCATAGACGCGGTAGATAAGTATTACCGTGAAGATCATGCGGATGTTAGGGAAACGGACAGCATGGCGGAAACTTTGCGGCTGATGCAGCAGGCGGTGGCGATGTTTACCTGGTTAAAGGTCATTCCCACTTTGGACGCACAACACGGAACGGCCGGACGTGGAAAACATCTTGGAGAGAATGAAACGGGTATGACTGCCTTACAGGAGTTCAAGGATGAAGAGAATATCCGGAACCTGGCTTATGAAGCCGTAGACGCGTTGGTGGAGCTACTGGATCGCGAAAAGTTTGATTTCTGGATAAACGGCATTAAGAAAAAGGCTATAAACCGGCTTCTTATTCAGAATAAGGAAACGTTCGATGAATATTATAATATCGGAAGTCATCGGCTTTTCCTGGTGCTTATTCCTATGATCCGGGAAGTCCAGGACGGGCAGATAATACCTGTTATCACCCGGAGCCGTTATAACAAACTGATTGAAGGCGATACCGTTTTAATGGAGAAATTGCTGGAGTATGTACGCCGCCCGCTTGCACTTCTCACCATAAAAAAGGCCGTTGAACGTTTACCGGTGGAAGTTCTGCCTAATGGAATCGTACAGGTACAGCAGAGCACAACCGTACGGGATAAATTGCGGGCGGAAAAAGAGGCCCGGCAATCGGTTGCTAACAGTCTGGAGCAGGACGCGGCGGCTTACCTGGATGTATTGCAGGATATCATTAGGGAACTGGATGCGCAGTCGGAAACGGTGGATTATTATATACCGGGTGTTACCGTACAATCCAGGGGAATAACTTTTTAATGTCCGGACATGGAGAAGTTTACATATAATAGTAAGACGGTGGAGGTCCCTTCCTGTCTGGATGAAGTCAGCGGTGAGCAGTACCGACAGTTTCTTATATTGGCGGTACTGATGAACCGCGGTACGATCAGCCCCGGACAGTTCCGCGTAAAATGGCTTTCTTACCTTCTGGGTATGAAAGCGGATTACACCATGTACCGGCGTGAGATCATCCGGGAGCTGGACGGGCAACTGGAAAAGCTGGACGGCTTTTTCTCTTATACAACCGGTAAGGAGGGCGAGCGGATCGTTACGCCCATTCTGAAAACCGGTCGTAATCTGATGCAGGATTTCGGGGGCTGGCATGGTGTCGGTGACATGCTGAACGGTCTTACTTTCGGTAACTTTTGTGATTGCCTGGATTTGTTGCAGCAAAGCAAGCAGGCAGCGGCAGAAAAGGACGAATCGACTATAAATGAAATCTTCCAGGATATCACGTTAAAGCTTTACCGGTATAAGGACCCGGAGAAGATACCGGCCGTTCCTTCCTTGCTTGCCATTCATGCGGTAAACTTCTTTTCCGCTGTTTGGGAAATGGTTCTTTCCGGACCGGTTTATATCGGTGGTGAAGCTATCGACTTTCGGATATTGTTTCAGAAGCTGGCATCCGAGGACCGGAAGGCGGACGATAAAACCGGCTGGACCGGGATAGTCTTTGAGGTGGCGGCTTCCGGTGTATTCGGTAATAAAAAGGAGGTGGACGATACGCCCTTCTGGGATGTATTGCTTTATCTGTATAAATGTAAATTTGAGTATTTGCACCAAAAACGTAACAAGAAATGAGAACGACAACAAGAACAAAAAACAAGATCAAGAAATTTGAAGGGTTACGCCTGAAAGCGTATGTATGTGCCGCGGGAGTATGTACGATCGGTTACGGTCATACGGCCGGTGTAAAACCGGGTGATGTTATCACCGAGGCCCAGGCCGATGCTTTCTTTGAATCGGATATCAGGGCGGTAGAAAACCAGGTAAACGCGCTTCCCCTTGATTTGGGACAGTACCAGTTTGACGCGGTAGTAAGCTTTTGCTTTAATGTAGGTATCGGAAAATTAAAGAAATCAACGCTTTATAAGAAGATCAGAGCAGATGCGTATGATTCATCCATACCGGCAGAGTTTAAAAAGTGGATATACGGAGGCGGTAAGATTCTTCCGGGGCTTGTTACCCGCCGTGAATGGGAGGCAAAACGTTATCAGGGATTGACAATATGATAGATATAAAGGTTTACCGTGAATACTGGGAAGGCGTGCAAAAACGTATTCCTGAAATAAAGAAGGTGCTACCCGTTACCATTGACGAGGAAATGAGTAAGACGATACAGGGGCTATCAAAAGAAGAATGTCCGGTGCTCTTTATTCTGATCCCGTCGGGAACGGGTGCCAGCCTTTCGGCTGATAATGTGAGGGAAAATAATTTATGCGTTATTTTCCTTATGAGCAAGTACGATCCCCAACGTAAAGGGGCTTATGAGACTATCGAAGAGGTGCAGCCGGTTATGGAGCGTATCAAACAAATGCTGATAGAAGATTCCGCCACTGGTTGCCCTGTCACTAAGGAACTGGATTTAACCAGCCTTTCCACTCTTCCGGAATCCGGCTTTTACAGGACGTTTGCAGGGTGGAGCCTGGCTTTCTCATTTAAAACAAGATGCTAATGGATGCTTTTGCGTGGTTCTGGTTAGCTGTTATAATATGTATTATTACAATAGGTGTAAATGGTACATTATGTACCTATTGGAGATATAAATATACCTCTAACAAGAAAAATGAAACTGTTAAGGATGAACCCGGGGAAAGGCACATTATTACCGGATTTTCAAAAAATGAATAACTGAATGGCCGAGAATTTTAAAACGGATTTCTTTACCGACCGGATCGGGCGTGGAATACAGGACATATTTCAAGCCCAACTGGATATCGCTACCAAACGGATTTACCAGAAAGGCCGTGAGCGTAGGAAAGTACAGGGAACCGGGGAGATCATACAAGGGCGATCCGGTGCATTAATGGCCGCACTACAGAACCCGAATTATTCGGTCATTCCGGACGGCGAAGGAGTAATCGCACATTCTAACCTTCCATTATATACCCGCTTCCTGGATATGAAGAAACACGGTAATTACCAGATTTATAACCGGCAGATATACGGGATTCTATATCATGACACACTCGGGAAGATTAAATATGAATATCAGGATTATGTAAGGGAAAGGGTAAAGGAAATGTTTGTCAGTTCGCTAAAGTAAGTGTGTTGTTATCTTCCAAAGTTCATTCTTTATATTACGATGTTAAAATATAGCAAATTCGCAATAAATGTATTTGTATTATTTGCATGGTTATTGCAAATTTGCTATATTTGCACTGTATTTAAAAGTTCTTTTATTTTATGAAGTACAATCAACTTTACGCCGAATTAAAGGCGGCAGGTTGTTACGTTGTGAGACATGGCGGAGAACACGATGTTTGGTTCAGTCCCAAGACTGGCAAAAAGTTTTCGATACCCCGTCACGGGTCTAAAGAGGTTTCTCTTCACATAGAACGTAACGCAAGAAAAGTGCTGGGGATTTAATCCCCGCACTTCTTTACTTCATAATTTAAGACTTTTAGGTGCGATAGTGGCAGGTAATATTGCCTGCCACATTTAAAAATAAATAGTATGAAAGTGAATGTTTTGTTTGAACGTGCGAAAGACGGTTATTATTCCTGTTTTATGGAAGAAGAGTTACCGGATTTTGGATTGGCCGGCTACGGAGATACAGCGGAAGCGGCTAAGGCTGATTTTCTGAAATCATACGAGGAAATAAAAGAGATGTTAGCGGAAGAAGGCAAGGAGGTTCCAGTATTGGAATTTTCTTATAAATATGATCTACAATCATTCTTTAATTATTTTTCATTTCTCAATATTTCAAAGATAGCAGAGGTTGCTGGTATAAATCCGTCTCTTATGCGTCAGTATGCGTCCGGAGTGGCGAATGTCGGTGAAAAACAGTATGATAAAATAAGGATAGCAATAAAGAAAATAGGAAATGAATTAGTTTCCGCTCAATTTTGATAATACAACCTGTTATAAGGTTTCTATTATACTTCATAAAAAAGAACTTAATACACCCGATGTATTATTTCGTGAGAAATGATATATCAATTAAGCCCGGCCCAATTCGGGCGGGCTTATTTCCAATTATTTATTACTTGTATCTTATAGTAATTATATGACATATGAAGATATTTTATTTCTGATCGGCTTTTTCCTGGTAATAGCTTTTTTCGTAGGATGTAAGCATAAACCGGCTACTTTATCCGGGTGGCTTGCTTTTGCCTTTCTTTCCTTTATCGTGACGCCTCTTATATCAGTACCTTTAACTTGGTACGTTTGCCGGATGTTTGATCGGGCAACAATTAAGGATAAAGGATATTTTGATCCTTCGGATTTTACATTTAAGAGATAAAATACTTTCTTCTTAGTATAATAAGCCTGTAGAATGGTTCTACGGGCTTTTTTTATGTCCTTTTCCGCCACTTTACACCAGGATAATTTTGCCTTATAAAATTTACTCTTATGGCAAAATTAAAACCTGACTATATCGAATGGGTGTTAACCCTGAACGCCTCCGATGCGCAGAAGGAAATACATAATCTTTCGGAGAAGAACAAAGAACTTCGGGACAGCAATAAGGACCTTAAAAAGAAAATGACCGAACTTATTGCTACCGGTAAGGCTGGCGGTAAACAGTGGAAGAATCTTACGGATAGATTAAATGCCAATAATAAGGCTATATCCGAGAATAACAAGAAGATTGCCGAATGTGAGAAACGGCTGGATAAAACCACCATGAGTGCCAACCAGCTGGCAAGGAAGGCAAACGCCTTGCGGAAAGAACTTCGCGATACGGTGAAGTCTTTGCAGCCGGAAAAATATGCCGCCCTGGAGAAGGAACTGAAAGAAGTTGAGAAAGCATACGGGCAGGCCACGAAAAAGGCGGAAGGTTTCGGCGGCTCCCTTCTTTCCCTGAATAAGATAAAAACGGTTCTGGCTGGTGTGTTTGTCACTATCGGCGCAATGATAACCGGGCAGATTGTCGGCGGGCTAAGGGATGCGATCAGTACTATTATAGAGTTCGAGAAGAAAAACAGTACTTTGGCCGCTATCCTGGGAACTACGAAAAAGAGTATTAAAGATTTAACGGATGAAGCACGCCGGCTGGGTGCTACTACTTCTTATACGGCCGCACAGGTAACGGCACTTCAGATAGAGCTTGCCAAGCTGGGATTTTTCAAAGAGGATATTAAAGCGATGACGCCTTCCGTACTGAAATTCGCCAAGGCGGTGGACACGGATCTTGCCTCGGCTGCTACGCTTGCCGGTGCAACATTGCGTATTTTCAACCTTGATGCGGAAGATACGGAACGGGCACTTTCTACCATGGCAATAGGTACAACGTCTTCGGCCTTGAATTTTGAATATCTGAATAGTGCAATGTCTACCGTCGGCCCGGTTGCTAATTCTTTCGGATTCACAATCGAGGAAACGACCGCCCTTTTGGGAGCTTTGGCAAACAGCGGTTTCGATGCTTCATCGGCAGCGACGGCAACACGTAATATTTTGCTTAACCTGGCTGACAGTAGCGGCAAACTCGCGCTTGCTCTTGGCGGTCCGGTTAATAACCTGGATGATCTGATAAAGGGACTTAAAAAACTGAACAGTGAAGGAATAGACTTGAACAAGGCCCTTGAACTGACCGATAAACGTTCCGTTGCAGCGTTTAACACTTTCCTTAACGGTACCGATACCGTGCTGGCACTTTGCGACGCGGTGACAGGTGCAGAAGATGCCTTTAATGCTATGTCCGAAGAAATGGGTGATAACGTTCAAGGTGCATTAAACCGGCTAAGTTCAACTATCGAAGGGGTAGTTTTACGTTTCTATGAATCAAAGGGTATTCTCCGGGATTTAATAGACCTTGTTACGCTTATGGTGGAAGGTGTGGGAGGTATGATTGACATGTTTAATAAATGGGGTGTTGTCACTTATACCGTTACCGCTTATTTGGTTTCTTACTATGGAGGACTGAAAATCGCTACCATGTGGCACGCCCGTTTTAAAACGGCGACCCTTGCTTCGGTCGTTGCAGAGAAAGCGCACGCCGTACAGCTTTATATCAGCCGGGCGGCTACTCTGACTTATGCGGCAGCCCAGGCACTATTACACAAGAATACTACCAGATGTACCGCTGCACTCCGGTTAATGAGGATCGAACTTTTGAAGAATCCATATACGGCCCTGCTCGCGTTACTCGTGGCAGCCGGTGTTGCTATCTACCAGCTTGCAAAGAAGACGGAACAGGCTTCGGCGGCGATGAAGGCCCACCAGGAAGTCGTAAAGAAAGTGAATGAAGAATATGCCAGCCAGGAAGCAAAAATAAAAACTCTTGTAGCTGCTATTAATGACGAGAACCTTTCCAACTACACCCGTAAACAAAGGCTTGCGGAATTAAAAGAACTGATACCGGATTATAATGCGGAATTGAATGAAGAAGGCAGGCTCATAAACAACAACAAGGAGGCCATAGATCAATATTTAGTTTCCTTGGAAAAACAAATCAAGTTGAAAGCTTACCAGGAGGAACTGGAAGAATTGTACAAGAAAAAAAGGAATCTTGAAAGCCAGGAATCAGAGCAAAGCGACGCTTACTGGGACACCCGCCAGCAAAATACATTGTCAGGATATAACCGGAACAGTCTTACCGCTAAAATAAGCCGTTTATTTGGTACAGAAAAAGAGACTAACCAGTTGAAAGCTCTACAAACAACACAGAAGGATTTGGCCGGTATAGAATCAGCAATCGCCCAGATCAATAATGATATCTTAAGAACAGAGGCGACGGCCACTTCATTAACCGGAACCAATAAAGAAAATATAAATACTGAAACATCCCTTATAAAGAAACTGGAGGCCGAAAAGAAAAAGGTTCAGGAACAGTGGACGGAAGACAGCGAAGCGAATATCGCCAAGAAAAACAAGGAAATAGAACGTATCGACACCGAAATAAAACGTTTAAACGAACTGGGGAAGGTCAAAAAGAAAGCGGCAGCCGGGGAGTATAAAAATACAGAAACGGACGCTACATTAAAACCTCTGGAGATCGAGCATGAAAAACGTATGCTTCTAATCAAAGAGAACCGGGAAAAGGAAAATAAGACGGAAGCCCAATACATTCTCGAAGGAACGGCGGAAAACCTTCGCTATTACCGGGAACGTATCGACGCACTCCAGAAGCTGGAAGCAAAAACACCGGCCCAGAAGAAGAAGTTACTCGATGAAATCCACAAGCTCGAAACAGAAGCACAGACGGCCATTTTTACGGAAACCGGCAAGCAGGAGGACGCCCGTATAAAACTGGTACAGGAGAAACGGGACGAACGGTTAAAGATTGAAACCGCCTATTACAACGTCCAGAAGGACACCATGGAAAAAGCAGTATTAAACCGGAGTATCACGCAGGAAGCCGCCGACGCCTATATGTTGAAAGTTGAAGCGGAGCACGCCGCAGAACTCCTGGAGATAAACCGTACTTACCTGGATGATGTAAACGCTCTGGAGATCACCAGTAAACAAAAACGTATAGATACTGTTACGGAAGCGGCCGACGCCGTGCGTGAAACCGAGATGCAGCTACTACGTGACCAGGCGGCCATTGCTCAAAAAGTACGTGAAATAACTTCCGTTCCGATAGGAATAACCGGTATGCAGGAGGCATACCGGAAGCAGGTTCAGGATGTAGAAACTACTTATAATGCCATAATTGAGATAGCGAGACAGGCGGGGATTTCTACCGTTGGTTTGGAGAAACAGAAACAGCAGGAAATTAGCCAGCTTGAATTTGATTATCAGAATAGTTTATATCAGATTCAATCCCAGATCGGCGTATCATGGGCACAGGAATACCAGAATGAACTGGCCCTGTTAAAGAATCTGCACGATCAGGAATTAATAGACGAAAAGACATACCAGCGTAAAAAGCTGCAAATGCAGATGAATAACGCTAAAAAATACTTTGACTATTATTCCGGCCTTTCCTCTTCCATGGTGGAAGCTATTCAACAGGCCGAAATCGACCAAGTGGAGGCAAAATACGATGTTCTCATACAGGAAGCCGAGAACAACGGGGAAGATACTGCCGCCCTGGAAGAAGAGAAGGAAAATAAGAAACTGGAAATTCAAAAGAAGTATGCGGATGTAAACTTTGCTATCAAGTGTTCCCAGATCATAGCAGATACGGCCGTTTCGATTATGAAGGCGTACGCGGACCTCGGGCCGATCGCTGGAACCGTTGCTGCAGTAATGCTTGCGGCTACCGGTGTGGCCCAGCTTGCATCGGCCAAAGCAGAACGGGACAGAATTAAAAACATGTCCCTGAAAAACACTACCGGCAGCAAGACCGCCACGGCTGAACGTGTTGTTTCCGGTTCTTCCGGTGGTGGATATTCGGAAGGTGGTTACACTGGTCCCGGTGGGCGTTATGAAGTGGCCGGCGTTGTTCATAAGGGAGAATATGTGGTACCACAGCCGGAAATGAATAATCCTAAAGTAATCGACGCTGTTAGCACTATCGAAGCGATCAGGCGGCAGCGTACCAATGCGAACCCGTTGCCACAGAATCCGGGTGAATATGCGGAAGGCGGTTACGTTACCTCTTATGCAGGGGATTCTTCCTACCGGGAGTTCTTGGAAGCGGCAAAGGAGCTGCGCGCCTCCTGTGAGGCTATCAAATTGATAAAGGCCTATATCGTTTATCAGGATTTGGAGAAGGCCAAAGAAACTATAGATAACGCCCGCGACACCTTTACACGCGGAAAATAAGTAATCATTATGCTAAAGATTAAGACGAACAAAGGTTATCTGGATTTAGGGGGTAACTTTACCGTACAGATTGATGAAAAATCCCCTGTCATGAACGACCGGGGATCGCAAACCGTACCGGTTACGGTTCCATGTACCGGCAACAATGCTAAAATAACCGGTTTTGCTCACCGTCTCGACATGGGTATAAAGCCGATGAATGAAGATCAGGCATGTACGATATTGGACGGAGCATATAAACGTACCGGGAAGATAAATATTGTTTCCGCCGGTAAAAAAGAAGGTATTACCCTTAATATCGGCTTTGACAATTCGGAAGCCTACAGCGCATGGAAAGCAAAAAAATTAAATGCTATTACATTACCAGTGAAGGAGTATAACAGCGTTAATTCTCTTTGTGTGCATTTGCAACAAGTATTGGGAGGTTATCAGGCTGATTATGCCGTATTTCAGATTATGACCGGTAACGATTCAAAAGATAACCAGTCTTACCCCAAATACCTGAATTATATCACACCTGTTTCAGAAGGAAGCAAAGTTTATCGGTTACGTTATCAAGCAAGAACAGAAACTTTTTTGGTAAATGGTACTCCGACTGCCGTAACACTTCCGGAAGGTTACGGCGTAACGGCTTTTTTATATGTATGGCGTGTGCTGGAACTTGTTTTTTCCGAATTTGGATATACCATAACCGAAAATCCTTTTAAGACGAACAAGGAACTTTCTAACCTGGTAATATTGAATAATGCTGCCGACTGTTGTGTTAAAGGAAAACTTTCTTATGCCGATTTGATGCCGGATTGCACAGTAGAGGATTTTTTAAACGCCTTGCATGTGCGTTTCGGACTGGTTTATAATGTTTCTTCCGATACGAAAACAGCCACGTTAAGACTGATCCGGGATATTGTGGATGATGTTCCGGACATTGATTTGTCCCGTAGCCTGACGGACGAACCTTTAATAACTTACGAAACGGCCCGGCAAATGAAGTTATCGGCCAAGACTTCCTTTACCGGTGCGGCTCCCTCTGTTGAACGGTTTGAAGACTATTTAAAGGATCAGGAAGTGGCCAGACTGGCGAAAGTTGACATTACCAAAAGGGTGATACATCTAAATTATGAGGAAACGACGGGGCGGTGGTTCAAATGGGATGAAGACAACAAACGCCTTACTTATTCTTCATCGAGTTTCTTTTCCTGGGATCGGAAAACCGACAATATCGAAGATAACGAATTAACAAGCGACGACGAATGCGTTCCAATGGATTTTGCCCCGAATGATATTCTTTCCCCTCAATATCTGGCCGATTACGTTCACCGTTATACATATCTTAAAACATCCTCCAATAATGATGATGAAGATTCGGAAAAAGTAGAAACGCCCTTATCGTTTGTGTTTGCTTTTACATCCTCACAGAATAGTAAATATCCTTTCGGTTCCGTACTACCCTATACTTCCGAGGGTGAGGAAGTCGTATTAAAAGACGGAAGTAAACATACGATATCACTTTTGTTTCAATATAAAAACGGCCTGTTTATAAACTTCTGGAAAAAATATGATGCTATAATAAGACACTCTTTCAACCAGGTAGAAGCGAATGTTCTGTTACCGGTCCACCAGCTTATGGGTATGGATATATTGACACCTGTAGCCCTGCGGGGCCAGTATTTGCTTTTTGACGGATTTTCTTATTCACTTCCAGCGAATAAGAATGTACCTGTTGATCTGACACTGAGAACACTTCGGTTAATAGCTCCCTTAAATCTTGATGAAGAACATTATATTAAAGATTTCGGCAGTACTTTATATGTTTGGAAACTGGTTCGTAATACCCAGGCGGAAGTACAAAAAAATAAAAAGCAGGAAATATTGGATGATTTTAGAAATTCGGGATATACCATTGTTAATGACCGTTTTTGGACCATAACGGACGGTTTTATAAATCCCGGTACGGATGATTATATAATAGAAAATCCGCCCACTTCTGAAAATGATACGTTAACACGGAATTATCAGTTCCAGTTAAGAGTGAATATAAATTATATACAAGATGATCCGGAAGCAACTACCGGAACTTTTGACCATACATATACCCTTTCGTATATAGGGGAGTTCATCTCTATTGTATATTCCGGTTAATTCCGTCCTTTATTCTTCCTTTCATAAACCCAACTTTTGCACCATGGAAAAGCAGAATAACATCGTACTTGCCCCGTGTACCACCCAGGTAACGGAGCTTTATAATTTCTGGAAGGAAAACCATACGGGCCGGCTTACGGACTTTTATAAGTTTATGGTAAACCCTTCGGCTGCCAGGGACCGCTTTATATCCTCTCTGGAGGCGCAGCATGAGTTAATCGGAAGTTTTATCGTAACCAAAACAGCAATACAATGAGTGCCAGCGACGAAGCTTTAAAGGTGAACATATATCCGACGGGAAATGCCTTTACGCGTAATCCTATTTTTCTGTCTGTATCATCCTATTCTATGGCAACATACAGTATCAGAATGAATAATGAGGAAATTTTCAAAGGAAACGGAATCGGGGAATTTCGTGTTAATATAGCCGAGATTGTCGAAACCGGAATAGCAAGTACACAGATTTTACCGGATAATACGGATCCTCTGCTTGCCGTTTCCGGTTTGTCGGCCAAAGTAACTATACATGTGGTTAATGAGGGGGAAGAAGAATATAACCTGTCTTTTACAGCCTGGAAAGGGGGAATTTCCAAGAAAGAGTTTAAACGTCTTCGAAATATGGGGACTGATATATTTTCTTTGAAGTTCTTGAATGAATCCTGCAATTTCTTTTTTACCACCCGGAGCAATGACTGGCGTATAACGATGCGCGAGACGGAACTTTACCCGCTCTGTTTCATCTATCCGGGACACGAACTGAAAATAACGGAACTTCTTACCGGTCAAAGCCTTGCAGTACCAGGTACGGCAGGGAATTTCTACGCCTTGAACCTGGAGGCCGTAAGACTTAAATTCTTTACCGATTACGGGGTACTGGCTAACCTTTTTGACGTGTATAGCGGTGATACGTTTGCTCTCCGGATCGGGATCGAACAAAGCCCGACGGTTCGCGAGCGTTACCGGCTCCGGTTCCTGAACAGTTACGGGACTTACGAAGTGTTTTCCCTGGAAGGCGAGGCAAGCGTAACTCCCAGCATGGATGAAGACGAAGACGCTGTTTTCCGGCGTTACGATGAAATTACCGATGATTATTATTCGGATCGCATACGGACGGAGATACAGGAAGCTGTAACGATTAAGACGGGATTCAAACGCCCGCAGGAAATACGTTTTCTTCTTGATCTGCTTTCCTCTGATGATGTTTACCTGGCAGGTTACGGCCGGGAAGAAATAAAAGTCATTCCTTCGGCGGAAGAGTTTTCTTACCGTGTCCGTCCGGACGCACCGCAGAACGTGACGTTAAAACTCATGTTTGCCGACAAAGAGTCCAACTGGACGGGAGAAATTACGGAAAGCGGCTACCGGAAACCGAGGGTTCATTCCAAAGAGTTTAGTAAACAATTTAATTAATGTATCTATATGGCAACACAGGAGTATATCGATGATCTTATTATAGTCATTGAAACCGCGGAGGACGCGGAAAGCGTTACTAACCAAATGGTGGCGGCGGTTCTTGGCTTCTTGAACGAACACCTGAAACTGGTTTCCCAGGGTAAGGAAGTCGAGGCGGAGGAAACCGCCCGCATTGCCGCCGATGCAGCATTACAGAAGGCTATAGACGCCGTTTCTTTACGTATCGACCGACTTGTCGGTAACAACGCTTCGCAGGCAATCGACAACTTTAACGAGATTCTTAATTTTCTGAACGGGCTTAAAGACAGTGATTCGCTTGCCGCATTGCTGGCTGATATTAACGCCCGTATCGGCAGTGAAGACGGTTCGGAGAGTGAAGACGGTTCCCTTTGGGGAAAACTGAAAAGTTTGTCCCAGGATATAACCAGTTGTTCCGATGACATAAGCACATTGCAGATAGACCGTGACAAAATGAAACAGGGGTTACAGGAAACGGACGGGCGTCTGTCTTCCACCTTTACCAATGTAAACAACCTTTTGAACGCCGGTACCGTTTATAGTGATCTGTCGGGGGTATTTGCAACATTGAAAACGGCGGGAAAGATTAACAATGTACGGAAAAACGGTGTAATCCTTTCTTTTCTTACTGCCGACGGCTGGGTGACGAAACAATTTAGAGGTAATCCGGACACGGATTTTGAAAATGTCGAAAAGTGGGAGGATTTCGGCAGCGGCGGTTCGGCCGGCGGGAATACTTATAACGTAACCGGTAACATACCACTTGCAGAAGGTTTCTATACTCTTGCTTCCGCCATTGCCGCGGTACCGGAAAAACAACGCGGCCGGGGGCGTGTTATCACCTTTGAAACATCGCTCGGTAAATGGGAGACGTGGCAATTTACCGGAACCGATCCGGCTGTCTGGGATCAGGAGGCGAGCTGGGAAGAGTTCGGCGGCAAAGGAACGGTAAAGAGTGTAACGGTAAACGGCGAGAAGCAGACGCCGGACGCGGCCGGTAATGTGAATGTAAACGTGGATATCCTGGAAGTGGACGAAACTTTGTCCTTAGATTCCACCAATCCGGTAGAAAACAAGGTTGTAACCGCCCGTTTTAACGAGGTGGACGCTTCCACGCTGTTTAATGTAAATGCGGAAGTAAGCGAGGATGAAACATCCGTCCGTCTGTCTTTCCAGAACAAAAGCGGCGCGGAAATTACCGCCGTGGATATCCCGGCCGGTTCCGGTGGAGGTTCCGGCGAAACGGTGGCTACTAAAATTGCCTTAAATGCGGCTGTAGATAATGCGATCATAAAAGAAGGCGGAAACGCCCGTCTTACTTATACGTACGATCACCAATACACCACGGGGGACGAAAAGGGGGAATCTACCGGGCAAAAGGCAGATATCACCGTTACGATCAGGCGTGGAACGACTACCATGTATTCCCAGACGGTCAGCGATGTTTCTAAAGGCAGTTACGAACTGGACCTTTCAAGTTACTTGCTTGTTGGGAATACCGATATTTACGTAGTGGCAACCACAACCGATCCGACTACCGGCAAGAAACAAACCCGGCAGGCGTTTACATCCGTAAAGGTTGTTAGTCTTTCCCTTACCAGCTCTTACAATCTGGCCGGGGCTATAGCCACAGGCGGTTATACTCTGGCCGACACGATTAATATTCCTTATGCTGTCAACGGTGCCGGAACAAAGGTCGTCACACTTTATCTGAACGGTCAGCAACAGAACGCGCACACTATTACAAGATCAGGAACGACAAACGGCAGTTTCAGTTTGTCCCCCTCTTCGCTTGTGACCGGCCGGAATACCGTTCAAATGGTTGCCGAAATGGAGGCTTCCGCCGATCTCGTGTTAAAGTCTGAAAGTATCTACATTGATATCCTGAAATCCGGAGGATCGGCACCGTTCATCGGCACGATGATAAGTTTTCCGGACGGCCGTATTTTTACGGAGGATCATCTTGTTCCGCGCCTGGAAGCGGGGCAGTACGAACAGGTGAAATTTAACTTTGTGGCTTATGATCCCGCCGCGACGCCGGCCAAAGTGGACGTTTACCGGGACGGGGTGAAAACGCAGTCTGTCAGTGTGGCCCGTACTACGCAGACATATACCAACCGTTTTACGGAACAGGGTGAAATCAATATGAAATTTAAGACGGGAGCCACGGAATACCCGTTTTATATCGACGTGACGGAAAGCGGCATCGACTTGCAAGAAACTACTGCCGGGCTTGTACTGAAACTTTCGGCAGCCGGGCGGAGTAACAGTGAATCCGATCCGGGAGCCTGGGATTATGGCGACATACATACAACGTTTGCGGGTTTCGACTGGAACAGCAACGGCTGGACGGGTGACGCCCTGAAACTTACAGGAGGCGCGAAGATTGAAATCGGGTACCAGCCGTTCTCCACAGATGCAACCACTACCGGGGCTACCTATGAAATGGAAATTCTTTGTTCGTCGGTAACGGACCGGCAGGGGGTAATACTGGACTGTATGGCCGGCGATATCGGTTTCCAAATGACAACGGAGCAGGCCCTTATGCGTGTTTCTGGCGGTACGGAAGTAAGTACAAAGTTTGCAAGTGATATGAACCTGAAAATAGCCTTTATTGTCGGGTCCAAGGCTGGCAAACGGTTGCTGGAACTTTATGTAAACGGAATCCGTTGCGGGGCTGTACAGTATGGGGCTACCGAAGGACTACTGCAGGCGGAACCGGTGAACATCCGTTTATTCAGTGATACGGCGGATGTGGAGATCAGGAATTTCCGTATTTATAACCGTGCGCTTACGGATGATGAAGAACTGAACAATTACATGGTAGACCGGACTACGTCGGACGAAATGGTCCTGTTATTTGAAAAGAACGATGTTACGGGGGACAACGGTACGGATATAGACATAGACAAGCTACGCGCCCAAGGAAAGGCGGTTATGCGAATTGTCGGCGATGTGAACCTTGTCAACGCCACCAATAACAAGAAATTCGAGGTCCCGGTCGATATCTATTTTTATAGCCCGTACGGTAAGGAATATGACTTTGTAGCAAGGAATGTCGGTCTAAGAATACAAGGTACATCATCCACCACTTATCCGCGTAAGAATTACCGTCTTTATTTCTTGCGCTTGGAGAAATACGGTACCACGCTGGAAGTTAACGGCGTGGATGTGCCGTCTCTTGAATACAGTTTCAAACCGGGAGCACGGCCGATCAGTATATTCTGTTTGAAAGCGGACTTTTCCGATTCTTCCGGTACACATAATACCGGTGCGGTGCGTATTGTGAATGACATTTGGAAGAAGTGCGGGTGGTTGACGCCGCCGCAGGCTGCATATAAGGGGGAATATGACGTACGTATAGGTGTAGACGGTTTCCCTATGGACCTGTTTTATGATAACGACGGCACCGGTACGAATACTTATCTGGGAAAATACAATTTCAATAATGAGAAGTCGGAAAGTGCGATCATTTACGGTTTTGAAGGAATTGAAGGATTCAACGACGAAGCGTCCCTGAACGGGCAGCGTAACAAATGTATTTGTCTGGAGTTCCTGAATAACTCCGAGGCCCTTTGTTTGTTCGGGACTACCGACATGTCTTCTTTTGATGATGCGCTGGAATTTCGTTTCAAAGCAGATACTACCTGGGCGGATGCACACGAGGACGACAAGGCGGCAGTTATAAGACTTTGGAACTGGGTAGATTCATGTAAAGGTAATCCCGCCAAGTTCCTGGCGGAATATAACCAGTATTTCGGTAATGACAGCCCGTTTGCATGGTATCTGATTACCGATTACTTTATGGCCGTGGATAACCGGGCAAAAAATATGATGCTGGCGACCTGGGACGGCCTGATCTGGTATTTCCTTCCTTACGATATGGACACGTTGTTCGGTGTGCGTAATGATTCGGTACTGAAATACGAATATACCATTACCCACGCAAGTTTTGACGATAGTATCGGTAGTTATGCTTTTGCCGGCCATGATTCCGTTTTATGGGAACTGGTACGATCTTGTCCGGACAAATTACGTGAAGTGGCGGAAACCTTGCGTAGTAATATGAGCCTTGAATATGTCCTGCAAGTATTTAACGAGGAGCAAATGGGTAACTGGTGCGAGCGGATTTATAACAAGGATTCGGAGTATAAATATATCCTTCCGCTTACCGAAGGTGTGACAACCAGCAGCGGAACCAGTTATTATAATTATCTGTATGCCTTGCAGGGCAGCCGTTACGCGCACCGTACTTATACCATTCAGAACCGTTTCGCCCTTCTGGATAGTCAGTACGTGGCCGGTACTTATCGTCGTGACAGCTTCGCGGCTTATTTCGGGTATAAGTTCGGAAACGATAACCGGAAAGTTCGGATTACAGCCTCCGAACGGTATTATTACGGGTACGGGTACACGTCCGGAACACCGCACCAAAGCGCGGTACTTGCAGAAACGGCCGGTAGTGTGGTGGAACTGACAATGGACACGGATTTGATTGTAAACGATCCGCAATATTTCTACGGTGCAAGCCGTATTCGCGGGCTTGATCTGACGGATGTAAGCCACGCCATTGTCGGCACATTGAACCTGAATAACTGTACGGCCTTGCGTGATCTGAATATTAGTTGTGAGGCCGGACAAACGACACTTAACGCCCTTCTGGTGGGTAATTGCCGTAATCTTCGAAAACTCGACATATCCGGGCTTAAATCCTCTTCCTTTACCGGTATGGACCTTTCAAGCAATGCTAAACTTGAGACCTTCCTGGCCGGTGATACATCCCTTACCGGTGTGACATTCGCCGGCGGTGCGCCTCTGGCCGTTTGCGTCCTTCCCGCAACTTTGCAGACGCTGGAACTCCGGTACCTGAACAAACTAACCAATGCTGGGCTGCAGCTGGAAGGCACGGCAAATATCACGCGCCTTGTGATTGATAACTGTAGCCTGATCGACTGGAACACGTTGTTACAGCAATGCAGCGCGACCAGCTATCTACGAATTACCGGTATAGATATAGACGGGAACGGTAATTTGCTTCGCAGGCTTATGACAATGGGCGGCGTTGATGAAGACGGGGGAAACGTGCAGACGTGCCGCCTGGTAGGTACGTACCGGCTCACCCAGTCCATGTCGGATGAAGAGTACGCCGCCACCTGTGCACATTTCCCGGAACTGAATATCATTCAGCCGCAGTTTGTCGGTATAAAAATAGATCAGACGGTAGGAGACGGGGAAAAGATTACGAATCTGGATAACTCAACCGGATATGACTATAATACGGAATTTACCCCGTCTTCCCATATCCTGGAAGTGTTGGCGAAAAGGCCTTGCGTTCTGGCCAAAAAGACGGCGGAGGGTGAAATGACCTGTTATCCGCTTCATGATGAGAACCGGAACAAATACGCCGATAGTGAGAATGTGGAGAACGCCACGGATGCAGTATTAACCGGATCGGAAGGCGAAGTTTACGTATATGAACCTCATTACTGGTACAAGGGAGTAACGGACGTGCTGAATCAATGTCTTTACGGTTTTATTTCAAGTAATGAGGATGCGCCGGCAGCGGCAGGGTACACCAGTGTAAAATTTACCCGTGAAGAGCTGGACGTAACGGAAGGGATCGGGATTCGTAAGAATACGGATTACACGACCATTGAAGAGGCAAAGAACGAATACGAATCCGGATCGTTCGCCCTGGTGGATGTTCGGGATTACAAGCAGGTTCGTTTTCCCGGTCTGGCTTCCACTCTTTACGGGGCTGTATTTATAGATGATACGGGCAAAATAGTAAGTCGGGTCAGCGTTTCAAACGCGAACGGTTTTATCAATGGTATGTACTTGTTTTGTGCCGTTCCTGTAGGGGCAACGAAACTGGCCTTTACCTTCCTTAATTCGGCGACATTCGATTTCGTTTTACTCACAACGTCGGAAAGTGTAGAAGCGATCGAGCCGGACTGGGTAGAGCATACGGAATGCCTGGGCGGTGCTTATGAAGCCTACTTGATTGATGATGTGTTGCGTTCTGTCAGTGGTGTTTCAAGTGTAGGAACCATTTCACAAGCCCAGGCAATCAAATACGCCCAGAACCGGGGCAAAGGTTTCCAGCTGTTTGACTGGGAAATGCACAAGGACGTGGGTAATCTGCATTTCTTTAAATACGGTAATACCGATTCGCAGGGAGTTTGCGGATATGGAACAAACAATTACCAGAAAGTGACGGGCCTTACAAATGCGTTGGGAATACGTGATACGGTTTCTTATTATAAAGAAAAGGGCGGTTCCAATCCACAGGCGGAAGGTGCTTACCGGGACGGTGTAAATTATCAGTCCGTCAATGTACTGGGATATGAAAATTTCCAGGGAAACAAGGCGGAATGGTTGCAGTATGTCACGGTAAACAAGACAGCAGCGGACGGAAGGTGGTTTATTACCATGCCGGACGGAACGGAACGCGTTGTACAGGGAATTACTGTTTATAATGCGGATATTTATCCTACCCACATGGTTTGGGGCCGGTATATGGATTTGATTGCAGCCAAAGAAGGCGGTTCCACTTCTTCACATTGGTTCGACAGGTTCTATGTAGGTACCGGGCTTTCTCGTGTGGTGTATCGGTCGTACTCCTACGCGAACGCGTTAGGCGGTGTTTCGTATGCGAACGCGAATCACGATTCATCGTACACGCATGCGAGCATCGGCGTTCGGCTTGCCTTCAGGGGCATAATACGCTGGGCGGGTAGCGTCGCGGCCTTTAAAGCCATAAATCAGGCTGATTAAAATAAAAAAATAGCAACGTAAAACGTTGTGCGGGTAGCGCGGGCGTCCGGAAGTAAGACGGGTGCCGGTGCTTCCTGAAAGTACAAAGGCGGATTTCCTCATATACACTCGTGTGGTGTATCGGTCGAACAACAACGCGAACGCGTTAGGCGGTGTTTCGTATGCGAACGCGAATAACGATTCATCGAACACGAATGCGAACATCGGCGTTCGGCTTGCAAACAATTAGAATAAAGAAAAAGCGCATAAGCCTTAAAGATTGGCGTACAACAGTGGGGACGTGTCCCCGACGTGGAGCCAAGAGGAATGAGCCTCGCCAACAGCAGCCGTTTACGGCTGGAAAGGGGAAAAACAAAGCGCAGGGCAATGGGGTTTGGTAGGAACTTTTTTCGAAGAAGCCCGGCCCGGGGAATTGAAGGCTAATTTAATTATCATGTGGAGAGAAGATAATATTATAGAAGAGATTGTCGAGGACTCCAATATAGAGGACGCCATAAAAACGGTATTGCGCAAAAGAAGACGAAAGCGCAGCTTTGCCGGGCGTAGAATACTGGCGGATGTTCCGAAGGCGGTAGAGAGGATCAGGCAGCGGATCAGGAGTGGGCGGTTCAAGCTCGGAGGATATCGGGAAATGACCGTAGACGACGGGCCGAAGGTAAGGATCGTACAATCGGTTTCCCTGGAAGACAGGATCGTTCTTAACGCTGTTATGAATGTGGTGGACCGGCATTTGAAAGTACGTTTTATCCGGACTACTTCCGCATCCATTAAAAACAGGGGTACGCATGACCTTTTACAGTATATCGTTAAAGATATAAAAGCTGATCCCGAAGGAACCCTGTTCGGGTACCAGTTCGATATAACGAAATTCTATGAGAGCGTAGACCAGGACGTTTTGCTGGATGCAGTGAAAAAGATGTTCAAGGATAAAATATTGATCGGAATCCTGGAAGAGTGCATCCGCATGATGCCTAAAGGCGTGAGTATCGGACTAAGATCATCGCAGGGGCTTTGTAATTTGCTTCTGTCTATTTATCTGGATCACCGGTTAAAGGATCAGGAGGCAGTAGCACACTATTACCGGTATTGTGACGACGGTCTGGTGCTTTCTGGTAGCAAGAAATACCTTTGGAAGGTTAGGGATATCATTCATGAACAGGCCCGTAAAGCCCGCCTGGAGATTAAAAGTAATGATACCGTTTTCCCGATTACCGAAGGTATCGACTTTCTGGGATATGTAACCCGCCCGGATCATGTGCGGTTAAGGAAGCGTAACAAACAAAAGTTCGCCCGCAAGATGCACAAGGTTAAAAGCAAGAAACGTAGGCAGGAGTTAACCGCTTCATTTTACGGGCTTACAAAACATGCTGATTGCAAGAACTTATTTTATAAACTAACAGGAAAGAAAATGAAAAAATTAAAAGATTTGGGCTACAAGTACAAGCCTAAAGACGGACGGAAACGATTTACCGGGGCAAGGATCAAGTCGCCCGAACTGATGAACAAGGATGTGATCGTACTTGATTATGAAAAGGATGTTCCGACGAAAAACGGAAACCGGACTGTTATAAAGCTGGAACTCGACGGCAAGGAGAGAAAGTATTTTACCAGCCTGGAGGAAACCCTTTTCATTTGTGAATCAGCGGCAAGAGACGGAGAACTGCCTTTTGAAGCACATTGCGAAGGTGAAGTAAGTGAAAAAGGATTGATAATTATACATTTTACTTGAAATGATACGAATTTATGCAGACAGCAAGGCGGAACCGGTAAGATGCACCAACCGCCGCCGGGGAATCTGGCGTATTACGTGGGATTACCAGGAAACAGAGACAGCAGAAGGAGTGCAACGCAGTTACATGGAAGAGACGTTCGATCATCTACCCGCACTGGCAGAAATCAAGGCGGTTATTAATGAATGGTATAACCGAAAGATAACTGACACGATCGAAAGCGGGTACGTATGGAACGGCCTGAAAGTCTGGCTTTCCATGGAGAACCAGATGAATTATAAGACGGCGTACGATCTTGCCTTGCAGACAGGCGGGGAAAACCTTCCTGTTACTTTCAAGCTCGGGGAAGAAGACAACCCGACGTTTTACGAGTTTGCAAGTATGCAGCAACTACAAGAGTTTTACACCGGTGCCGTGAAACATATACAGGAGACACAAAAGGAAGGCTGGGAACTTAAAAAGGCGATAGACTGGAGTGTTTATACGTTGGAGTAGAAAAGCGAAAGGGGGAAGCGGGAAACACGTTTCCCCTGATTTAAAAAAGTCCTTCAAAATGTTTTGTCTCTTCATGTACTGGCAACGCTTCTCCTTTTAGATATTTATTTGTGGTAGAAATATCCGAATGTCTTGCTTGATCGCGTGCAATAACAATCCCGGCTGAATTTGCCAAATCGCGAATACCGGTATCTTTTAGGGAATAAAACTGGTAGGAGTCAGGGAATTTAAGTAACGTACGTACTTTATTGAAATAAGTCCTGTAAGTGCGTGGTGTCGATTTCTCTTTTGAGGGTTTGAAATCTTTCCCGAATAAGTAACAATCATTGCTATAATTGAATATTTTAAGTTCGAGCATAGATTTTATTAAGATATCGTTTAATCCTACCATACCGTCTTTGCGGTTTTTAGATATACTTGAAGGGATAAATACTTTTTGATCCTTAATATAGATATCGGATAATTGAATATTTGACAGCTCATCTGGACGAATAAGGGTATAATATGCAAACTGGCAAAGTAGGAGAAAGTACGGATTATTTTTTTCTAAATATGTTCTAAGCTTCTGTAGATCATTGGCGGACAATGCGTCCCGTTTCTTTTTGTCTTCCGACAATGATTTGATATTCTCTACGGGGTTTTTGTCTATATACTGTTTTTCTAATAACCAGCTGCCAAAAGATGATAACCAGGTTCGATAATTATTCCTTGTGCGAGCTGATGAATCACGATCAATAAGAATATAATCCAAGAAATCACTTGCATAAGTCTTATCAAACTGATAAATATATATTATAGGATTGAAACGCTTTTTGTTGTATTCTGATAACACCCTAATTCTTTTTTTATAGTCTGCAAAGGTACTTTCTTTAAACACTTTGGACTTATGGAATTTAATTAGATATTTATTGTATAATTCCACAACATCATCGAACAATGTATATTGGCGGGAATTTGAAGTATCTGCCCATGGATTCCAACCAGATAAGAGTTGCCGACTTATATTAGCAATTAATTCCGTAGCCCTCTTTTTCCGGACACTAATTTTATCTATGCTATCCAGCATATATTTTTTTCGTTTCATTTTTTGTTCCAAAGGATCATAAGCTTTGAAATCAATATACCAATTTTTCCCGGTGTGAAGTTTGGGCAAAGTGTAGGGTATTATACTATTTAATGAGGCACCCCGTCTTTTAGTTGAACACATTTTTTTCTACGTTTTTGTAAACAGAAACGTAGTACAATTAAACATTCATATTAAATAAAGTGTCCGGTACTTGTCCGACCTATAAACGGAAAATAGCCGTAAGTTATTAACTTACAGCTATTTGACCTTGCACGGGAGGAGAGGCTCGAACTCCCGACACCCGGTTTTGGAGACCGGTGCTCTACCAACTGAGCTACTCCCGTGTT